CCATCTTTCGATATCTACCGGAATCGTAGTGCCTGTTAAGATCTTATCTATTGGCACATTTATGTTCATTGTTATTGGTGCAGGTTTTTGTTGATGCTGGAATCCAAAACTAGGCCCAAACCCTTGGTTCTGAACCGGTCGGCCATTATGAAACACTCTGATATTTGAACCCATACCTGGACCCATAAATTGTATATCCGGACCTAAACCTGCGCCACTCATAAATGGCATGCCAAAAATACTTGAAAACAATTCATCTACAGGATTCATGCCTTGATTCATATTTGGATTTAAACCTTGCTGACTCATCATCTTGAAAAATGGATTGTTATGTGTCATATCATACTCTTTTTTCTTCTCGGGGGTTCCTAGAACTTCATACGCTTCACTTATCTTCTGAAATTTCTCTGTTGATTCCTGACTGTTTCCATTCTTGTCCGGATGGTGTATCATCGACAACTTTCTATACGCTTTCTTGATTTCATCGGCGGATGCCGTCTCTGGCACTTCTAATATATCATAAAAAGATCCGTTTTGTGAATTTTGCATATATTAATATTATTCGAGATAAACTTAAATACTTATCAACGTATATATTTATATTATTTATGGACAACCCACTTTTTTTAAACAAATATCAACCAACTAAATTTAACGATTTTGAAACAGATAGCGAAATGATTGACATCCTTAATACTCTTATTAACATTAACAATCTGAATATTTTATTTATTGGAGATATCGGTTGCGGCAAAACGGCTTTCCTTAATGCAGTTATTCGAGAATATTATAAAATAAATTCAATGACAACAATTGATGACAATATATTGCATATTAATAGCCTGAAAGAACAAGGCATCAATTACTATCGCAATGATGTCAAAACATTCTGTCAGACCTGTTCCTCTGTTAAAGGCAAAAAGAAAATAGTTGTTCTTGATGATATTGATCTCATCAATGAACAAAGCCAGCAAGTGTTTCGCAATTGTATTGACAAATATAGCCATAATGTGCATTTCATATCTTCTTGTAGCAATTCTCAAAAAGTCATTGAGTCGCTACAATCACGGCTTATTATCATAAAAATTAAACCTTTGCATCGTGAAAACTTGACCACTATTATGCACAAAATAAAAGTGGCAGAAAATATTGTGATTGATAGTGATGCGGAACAATTTATACTCAATGTCTGCAATAATACTGCAAAAATATTGATTAACTATATGGAAAAATTCAAACTGTTAAATCAGCCTATTACTTATGAACTAGCAAATAATGTTTGCACTAATATTAGTTTCCATATTTTTAATGAATATACTCAGCATATTAAAGACAAGCAACTAACAAAAGCGGTAAGTATTTTATATAATTTGTATGATAAGGGCTATTCAGTAATGGATATTTTAGATAATTATTTTCTTTTTGTAAAAAATACGGACTTGCTAACAGAAAAACAAAAATATAATGTGATTCCTATTATTTGCAAATATATTACTGTTTTTCATAACATACATGAAGACGAAATAGAGCTTGCATTGTTTTCTAATAATATGTTTACAACTTTACATAATGCACTATAAATCAAAATATTATTTTATATTATTTATATTTATTTATTAGATCATTTACAATATTGCTAACAAAATTTTAATTCATTTTTAGGCATATTTTAAGTTTTTAAATAATTAATATACTGTTATTATAAATATAAAATGAACTCACAAATATTTAAAAATAAAATTCCTAATGAAATCTTTTTCAATTTAATTAATGATATCTCTATCAAAACTGAAAAATGCTATGTTATTAACAATAATGCTTACAAAAAAGGCATATTTAATGAAACAATACCTAAATTCTTAGAAGAATGCAAACCATATTACCATATATCCAAGCGTAAATATTTGGAACGAAAAATAAATTATAACTCTTTTATTACTATCTTGCGACAAATATGTAATTTCAACAAAATTACATATACATCTCAAATTAAATATGACAAATCACAATATGATATTATTTATTACATTTATTACTAGATTTATTTTTAGGGGTTTTAATAAAAATTATACACATTCTTCAACATGTGCATATTCTTTCTAAATTCTTTCTTAGCTAGCTGAACATTATCGTATGCAGCCAATTCATATCTGATATCCATGTTTTCTTCCATAAAATAATAATCCACGCCTTCCAAATCAAATGGCATATTATTGTAATTATACAACGTATAACTACTATATGATTCCTTGCTAATTATAAACTTAACAAACTTATACATGTCCGATGACTTGTCTGATCGGAAAAAATATTGCTCATTATCAATGCCTGTTCTTTCACTCTTTCCATATACCACATACGACTCTTGCTCTACATCATATGCTAAAAATAGTCTGTTAACAATAGTTGCATAATTTTTATCATCTCTCTCTTCAATACATAAAGTTAAATAGCTATCGGTGTGTGACATCTTTCCTGGTTATATAATTATATAAGGTTGCATTTAAATTGTTTTTTATAATATTTTAATTACAAGTTACATTATAAAATTCTAGTTAAACAATATATTAAACTCACTTAAACCTAACAAATACTATATTATTTATAAACTAACAAATGTCTTCCAATAGCATACATTCTGGTATGGTTACGCAGATATTTACAAATGCAATTCCCGAAAATTCTTCTACAAATATAATGAATTATGCAGTAGGCACAAAAGTATTGCATTTTAACAATGATATTAACAACAATGGATATACATTAAATTTATCGCATGATTTTAACTGTTATATTCCCAACACACTTGTTATTCATTTGTATCATAGTCTCAATATTCCGGAAAATTCAGGATATGGATCCGAGTTTATTTTTAATATATGTCATCTTTTTCATAGGATGCGGCTTGTTTTGCAAATTTCTGAACAAACCGTGCTTCAATTACCTCTTTCTTTGCTATATGAACTAAATCGTGTTGAAATGCATGACAGAAAATTATATATTCGAATTCCTTTTGAGTCATTGTTCAATAAAATAAATATGATTGAACTACAATATTCTACTATATCATTTTTATTGTTAGATACTCATGAAATAAGCAACTATGCAAATAGTTTTAGTTTAATATCAAAAGTGTATATACATGATGATACTGAAAGATCATTGTTGTCTAATAATAATAATAATAATAATAGTAGAAGAAATACAAGCACTTTAATTCAACAAATTGGCACTTTATACATGTCTATTCCTAACAATCAAATTGTATTTAATCGACGAATATTTCAAATTCAAACAGATATATTGAATGGACCAACCAAAGGTTTTTTAATACAGTGTCATAATGCCAACCTAACATCTATTAAATTTTACATTAACAATCTTTTAAGATTTGATTATGATCAATATTTAATTCAAAGCGTATGTGTTAAATTATCAGACAACTTGCTTTACATGCCATTCAATGATCACAATGATTTTTTAGATAAAGACATAAATACATTTTCAGGTGCTATTAATTTGTCACGGCTTGAAAATTCAACGATATGTCTTGAGTTTTCTCAAGATCAGTATGATATCAGTATACATAATGTGTATCTCAATTATTTTCAACAAATTAGCGGATTAAGTGCATTAAGTATTGATTATAGACCTGCTTTTATTGAAAATTCTATATATAATCATCCAATTCAACCTATTATAGGAACACCACTTAATTCAAGCATGCTTGATATGTCAGGAAATTATATTATAAATCGTAGAACAAGTTTGTATAGTGGAACAAGTTCTAATAGTTCATATAGCGGAAGAACAGGTCCTTTTGGTAGAGCCGGAAATTATATAAATAGCTATACAGGATCTATTACAGAAACCGGCACTGTAACAAATGAAGGTGTTGTAACAAATGAAGTAAGTTACCCTGTGCCAACAGGCTGTTTTGTTTTTCAAGTCATTAATCCTGAGCGTAATATATGTAATATAACACATGATGAAATAGGACCAGAACAGCAATATATGACTTGTTGTAATTGTCATATTCATTTTCTTGAATCCGCTCTTAAACGTTGGTTAAGAGCGCGTAGTTGGGATATGAGAACATGTCCTACTTGCAGAGCAAGATGGGCTAATTTTACTGTATATATTAATCGCAGAAATACTGGAGAGCTTGATTAAAATCTATAAAAATATTATATTATATCATGAATCAAGATATAGCAGATTATTTAAATATAAAGGTAAGTGGATGTGAACCATATAACTCTTGTTTTTATTCCAGTTTTGTCTTTATAATCAATGTTTTAGTCGCTTCTTACTATGGTTATTATTTATATGCTGCTCTATTTTTTGCTCTTTTAATTACATCTTTATTACATCATTCACATTACAATCAGCTAACAAATATTCTTGATAAAATTGTTATTTTTTGCATCGTATTTTATGGCGGATACTTATTTTACAAAAAATTAAAAGAGTATATTGATTCTAAAAATGAATTTACTGCAAAAGAGTATTTATTATCTGCTGCAATTTTAATTACATTTCTTTCTACTATTTTTTTGTATTATTATGGATATTTAAATACTTGTCTCTGCTTTTCAGATGATCAAGATAAGGCTTATTTGTTTCATTCATTCATGCATTGCGTTGGTTCATTTGGACATTGTTGCATTGTCTTTCTCTAAGTTTACGAGTTTCTAAGTTTACGAGTTTCTAAGTTTACGAGTTTCTAAGTTTACGAGTTTCTAAGTTTACGAGTTTCTAAGTTTACGACACTTAAGTTTACGAGTTTCTAAGTTTACGACACTTAAGTTTACGAGTTTCAATATATATTATTTTATACAAGTTATAATATATATTATTTTACAATGTTTTCTAATTTTTTTTCTTTGGAAAATCGTAAAACAAATACAAAATATATTATCGATACTATTTCGGAATGGATGCTTACATTAACAGGAAAAGAAAATAATAAAGTTGCTGCATCAATATTTATTTTGTTTCACATGAATATTGTATCAATCTTATTATATAATTTATTTGTTAATGATGTAACTATTTTTTTCTATTTTTTAACCTTTTGTTGGATCATTCTTATTTCTTCTAATTATTATTTTCGC